TAAATAAGTTCCATCCTTTTTTATGATTTCATTTCTGAAAATGTCCTTAAGAATTTCGCTGGCAATATCAACCTCATCGGATTCGTTCGGCAGTCCGAGCAAATTCATGGCTGATGTTACCACTTTGCGAAAACCAATCGGGGAAAAATTATCAATGTCCGTTTCGGTACTCCAACCACGGTTATACTTCATCCTCTCGATTTCCACAACATGATTCACTTTCTCCATCAGCGCGTCACTATTAAGTATCGTTCTTACAATTTCTTCAATGCTTCTCATAGATTTTTCCTGCCTTTCAATTTTTTCTTGAAAAGAGATACTCTCTATGATAAAATATTTCACAGAGAGTTATCTCGGTTGATAAGAAGTTGTTTTCGTTGGTAGCGTGGCAACTTCTTATTTTTTTTGACCTTTTAGCTTTTCAATCCCCGCTCTTATAAGTTCTAATATGGAATATCCACTTTCTGATGAAAATTTCATAATTTCATCTTTTTCTTGCTTCGATACTCGAACATAAAGTCTTTCATTCATAGGATTGTCAACTTTAGGTCTGCCTGTGCGTGGAGACATTCTCAGCACCTTCTTTCTGTACGCACATTTAATATATAATAGTACGCACAAAAAGTCAATACCTTTTTGAAAAATTTCCAAATCCACAAATCACTAGCTGATATTCAGTTGTCAATGTTCAAACAAACAGGGGCATTGCTGCCCCTGCCATTACATTTTGGAAACAAGCGTTGACAGCTTGCTTTTTGTCATTGTGCGCTCTTCCGGCGTCATGTCGGAGATAAGTTCCGCCATATCCTCCGAAAGCTCTTTCATGTATTTTTCAAGGTCATGCATCTTTGCGTCCTTGTCCTCCGGCGTATTGCCTTTGTGAAGCTCTTTGCTTTCCATGTAGCTTCTGCGGCTCATTCCGCTTTTACCCTCTCTGCGGTCACGCATACCGCCATCTGCCGCAATTGTAGGCTCTGTGTAATACATTTTGCCAGAGTGACGATCCATATCACGGTCGTGTTCCATTTCCCGGTACATTTCCGGTGTCATGTGCCAGTACGAAGGTTCTTCATATCCGCGGCGCGTACCTCTTCCCTTTGGCGCGAATCTGCCGTCTGCATACCGGTAACGGTCATAATACCGTCTGCCGTCTCCGTAACGCTCAAACATATCAAGAACCTGCTCTGGGTCTGATTCGTCCATTGATTTTGTAAGCGTCCGGTAATACATGGCTTCCGCAAGGTCTTTAAGCATGTCCGTGACTTTTCCCATCTCTTCTGTATCTACACATTCGATACCTTTTGCAAACTCACACTCTGCGCTTTCAGACAGTTTTTCGATCATTTTGTGCATTCTTTTAATATCCATAAAACCGCCCTCCTTACGCTTCCCGGACTGCAATTAAATTGCTGTTCTGAACTTCGATTGCCTGCGTAGACGTATTCTGTACCGCTACCGTAACACAACAACCGCGAGGAACGTCCACATATGCCTGCGCCGAAACGTTAAAGAAGTTTTCAACTGCCGCCGGTGTAACAATCATTCGAGTTGACTGCAACGGTTCTCCGTCAATTGCAATAGCCAGTGAAATAGCTTCAACTGTGCCACCGGTAGGAATTTGAATGTTTCCGGAATAAGATACCAAAAATCTTGCCCGGCACTGATTTGTAAGTCCTCTTAATTTAACAATGCCGCTTCCCTGTCTATGAAGAATACATTTTGTTGCGCATACCGGAGTTTCTGTAAATGCCACATCTTCTCCCTGCGCGACAGTTTGAATTGCAATCCCTGTAAATTCTGCCATAATTATTTACCTCTCTTTCAAAAAATAAGGGCAAACATTATAGTCTGCCCTTTGTGTTTATAAGCAATACTGCACAGCAGACATAATCGAGTTAAACTCAATTAAGATACTCAATTATTCAATTTTGTGTAGCAGCTACTTTTAGCAGCTACATCCTGTGTTACATCCACAACCATACGCATAAGCGTTAGGATTTGGCACAACATATGCCGGGATTGCAGCCGGATTTACAGCGTTGATAATCTGCTGTGTCTGCGCTGACATTGCAGTAGTGAGCAATGCAGACTGGCGATCCTGTGATGCGGCTCTTCTTAAGTCATTATTTTCTGCCTGTAAGGAAGAAATCTTTTCCTGACACAGGTAATCAAGGATTGCCCTTGTTCCTGCCTGCTGGCTGTCGATAATGTCTCTTGTGTTGCTGTTCATGGTGTTCTGCAGTGCACAGGTGTTCTGCGCCATATTGTAGTTCACACCCTGGATAGCTTCTCTGGTCTCACAGCAGCAATTAGCCAGCTGGGACTGCAAAGCATTCTGTGCCTGCATAAGTGTTACATTTGTGGTATTAAATCCCTGCTGCGTCTGATATCCAAGGTTGCAGATTGCATTGTCTACACCATGGAAACCGTTCATAACGGCGGTATTCTGTGCGTAAAATCCATCACAGAGACCATTTGCAATACCATCTAACTTCCCGATGATAGCCTGCGTGTCAAATCCACGCTGAATTGCAGAGTCGGTGTATGCAGATGCTGTCGCTCCCATGCCTCCGTTTCCTCCCCAGCCATTGCCGCCAAAGCCGCCCCAGCCAAAAATCATAGCGAAGATAATGATAGCCCACCAGCCATCGCCGCCCCACATGCCATCATTGTTTCTTCCGTTTCCTGTCACTGCTGCAATATCAGCAAGACTAGGAGATGCGTTTCCATTAAACATTTTGTTTACCTCCATCTGATTTATTTACAAATGGGATAACCGGTTATTGTGCGCGCAACCCAAAATGTACTAATGATTAAACATACTCATAACCTTTTGCTTTGCTTCATCTACTGTAATTCCTCTTTCTTTGCAGAGATTCTCCGCCATTGTCTTAAGTCCGACCGTATCTCCGCTTTGATACATCTGCATGGCATTTTTAGCCATTGGATTGTTTTGCATCTGCGGAGAATTTATCATTTGGTTCAAAATCATTTGCATCAGATTCATTCGGATTCACTCTCCTTTTTAATTTGAGAAGTTTTTTTCTGTGGAACCGGAATTTTACCAATACGTTCCTCTAACTGTTCAATTTTCCCAAACAGTTCGTCAAACTTTCCCATAAATGCCCCTGTGCACTCGTCTGATAGGTCAAATTTCATTTTTTCCGTCTCATGCGATAAATTGTTAGTCATATCATTTAAAACAGGCTTAAAAACGATTGTGCGGATTGTACCATCTGAGTTCCAGCTTTTGGCGTATATTTCCGACATATCCTGCTTTGGGAAAAACGCCACGCTTCCATCCATCGGCACATCGTTTGCAGTAATATTTTCAACAGAAGGCACAATTTTCCCATTTATTCCAATAGGCGTCATTTGTGTCTGCTGAATTTGCTGTGTTTGCGCCGGTTGAAAATAATTTTGCGGCTGTTCAATTCTTTGCTGATTACCATATGGATTATACCCATATGATGCCTGATAAGGAATTTGCTGACTATATCCCGGTGCCGGATAAACTCCGTTCATGTTCATTTTCTTCAACCTCCTCCAAAACATCCTCGATTGCGTGAATGATAGATGACTGCGTTGACAAATCTAATGATTGCAATTCTTTTCTGGCAAAAATTTTCTCAAGAACATCGTCAGAAAACATTATCATCCCTCCCTTTGCTTATATTGTGGCATAAAAAAAGACGGTAAAACCGCCAGAATACCGTCTAAATAACGCCTGTTTCCCGCCGTATCACCGCCAAAATTGCAATAAAAAAAGAACGCATTAAGCGTTCGTACGTTTGTTCGTGTTACCTTTAGTGTTACCTTTGATTTTGACCTTTAGAAAAGACACCATTCAAAAACTCCTTTCTTTCAGTAAAATCAAGGCTTCACAAGGTTTTCTTAAACAAAAATAAAGTAGCGGAAGGGAGATTCGAACTCGGTATCAATTCTCTCAAACCCGCATAAATACTGAATTTCTTTATCTCCAAAGGTGTTACCTCGTGTTACCTTTTACATTGATAATGCTTTTGCAATATATTCCTGCATTTCACTCTCTGTCTTGTTATTAAAATAGTAATGATCGAGAGTTGTTCTGATATCTGTATGCCCCATTTGTGTTTTTATTACCGATTCTGGAACATTTCCATCTATCAACTTTGTTGCATATGTCTTTCTTGCCTTGTGAATTGAACGTTCACCAATTCCTATTCTATCACATATCACATATAGCCGCCTTGTAAATGCCTGACCTTTTATTCGTTTACCGTTTTTCATAAAAATATATTGCCCAAATGGATTGAGCATTTTTATTTTTCTCATAAGTTCTTTGGTATCTGCGGTAATTATAACATCTCTAAACCCGGCATCACTTTTAGGAAAATTTTGAACATCAAATACATATTTGCCATTATCATCTCTATATCTTATTTCTGTCTTTGATATATGTATCTTATTTTCTCCGACATCAGACCATGAGAGGGTAGATATTTCCCCAACTCTCAATCCTGTTTTAAATGCCAAAATAATGCCAAGTTCTATCAATGTAGGCTCATTTTCCATTACAAATCGTTCAATTAAAAGTTCCTCATCCTTAGAAAATACCAATTCGCAGTCTGACTTATGGTTCTTTTTAAATGACTTTTCCGAAATTTCCAAATCACCCATAAAACTGGTTATGCTCAGGCTGGTATAATGTTTTTTCTTTGCATATTTGAAAATTCCGTTAATCAATATCCGCATATCAGAATAAGCTTTTTGCGTAAGTTCCAGTTTTGAAATAGCTGTTTTTATGAATGATTCCAATATTTCTTCATCAATGTACCGGATTTTTCTATTTGCAATCGGCAAATACTTATTTTCAAAAAATCTTTTAAAATTTGTCTCGTACTTGTCCTTTGTCTGTCTTGTTATTTCACCATATTCAAGTTTTTCAGAAATCCAATTAGAATATACCTGAATAACTGTAGGTTCATCCTCCTTAGCTTTATAGAACTTTACTATTTCATCTTCAATTGCTTTTTCAGATGTTCTCTTTACAAGTCTCTTTCCTCTCTTATTATCTTCATCTGGCAAATATGTGTAAAACTTTCCATCTTTTCCTTGCCAAATGCTGTAAGTGTGTTTTTCAATAAATTTTTTCCTTTCGTTCATTTCAATTTTTTTCTGAATGGTGTCTATGTTGATAATACCATTTTCGATGGCAATATTCAACAACTCACTATTTGAAAGATTTCCCGTTTAACTCACCTTCTAACTTTTTTACTTTCTGTTTAATATCAAAAATTCTTCTTTCCACTGTTCTTGTTGATACGCATAGTCTCATGGCTATTTCTTTTGAAATAAGTCCACGGGCAAGAAGATAAAATATTTCTTCTTCCTGCTCCGTGAAATTGGCGTTTTCAATAATTGTTTCAAGCTCTGGCTTAGTCAGTTTTGAAAACTTCATAAGCCATTCTCCTCTTATATTTTTTATTCTTCTCCCTGCCAGATCTTCGGTGTACCGTCCATCATTGCCACATATTTTCCGTAACTCATGCCGGCTTCTCTTGCTTTTCCTAAAACATTATCTAATGTACTGTTTCTACATGTTTTTACGCTTCTTTTTTCCCTATCTTTTCTTCTGCGGTATTCATTTCTGCATCCATATCCGATTCTTTTCCAATGTCAATAAGGATCAAAGGCTGCCCTTGGTCTGTCACCCATATTACATTTTCCAACTTGTACAGTTTTCTTTTTCTTGGATTCGCGCAGATAATACTCACCGGTGCATCATCCGGAAAGCTGTTTACATATTCTTTTAATTCACTATTCTTCATTTTCTTTTGAAAGGAACCCGGCGCGCCTTTTATCCGGATAGGTTCCGGCTCCTTTCTTATATTCCGTGCACACATCTACAATAGTGCACTTTAAATTTAATTATGTTGTGTTTTATGCAATAAATTCATCGTTTTATTGCTTTTAAATCATCCAATCTGATGGCAAACATCTCACTCCTTTCAATTTATTTTAAAATTTCATCTAAGCAGGCATTCCAACCCACCCGACGTATTGATGTGCCGAGATCTTCATAACCAGATTTCAACTCTGGTATCTTCTCTGGCAACTCCCGGAGGGGACACCAATCATGCCGTTTCTCGGTGAATGTGCTTTGTGATAATTTCGAAGCACCATTGTTTAACACATTCATGAGCTGGCATTTTTTAATTCCTTGAAATTCGTACATGAATTTACACTTACTGCACGATTCCGGCATATCTATTGCCAATATTGCTTTAGGCATATTCACACTCCTTCCGGCTTCTCGCACCGTTCAAACGATATCACCCAAACGTAAGGATTAGCATCCCAGCCGTAGCGGTCAATGTCGGATTTCTTGACGGTGGAGTTCCACAAGTCTTCAAATTGTCCTCTTGCGGTACACGCCCCGGTAAGCAATCCGCTATTGCATCCTTCAGCTTGTGCTTGCACTTCCGTGATCTCTTGCAACCGCTCCACCCTCACATTCATAACCTTAAGCCAGATGCGTGCGGCTTCTTTTGGCATGTGAATGGATGGTTTCCATTTTGTAATATCTGCAATATCATTTCTTTGCCAATCTTCGTAGTAATAGTATCCGTTCGGCGCCTTTTTCCATGTTTCTCGGACATACAGGATATCGCCCGGCTCGCAAGGCAACTTAAAAAATTTCTCTCCATCCCCATCTGCAAATGTACCTCTACACGATATGTACACTTTATGTGTAAAAGCGGTATATCCCCATACAGCATCATCAGGAATAAAGCCTTTCACAATTCTTCTTGTCGCACCCTTTCTCCCGTCCAAAATCGCCCGAACCATTTCTGTATTGAATAAAATCGGATTAATTGTCATTTACACCGCCTCCCTTTAATTGCTCAACTTCCTCGTTCAATTTTTCTATCTTCTGTACTGCTTCTTTCAAGGTCTCGGCATTATGATTTACAGCACGGGCAAGCTCCCTGATGCCTGGGCTTAACGAGATACCAGACAGCTCTACCACTGTTTTATTCTTCCATTTCATCTACTCCACCACCTCTCAACATCTTCATAAACGATTCATTATTCCTTTTGCACATTTTTGCTCTTTCGCAAGGTTTTTTACACTTAAAATAGTCACTACCATATTTCTTGTAATCTGCCTTGTCGCAATGCTCGCATGGTTTATTCATTCACTCCACCACCTTTCACAATCTCGATTGCTTTACTAATAAGGCATACCGTGCAGTCCGATGCTCTACACTCTTCTCCAAAACAATCTTTGTTCACTGGTGATGTCATTATTTTTTCAACTTCTTCCAACTGCTCCACAACCTTGTCTACATCATAAGCCGTCGGATATTCTTCTAGTAAATACAATACTGCATTTGTATTTACTAAAGTTCCATTGCTTAAAGTAACCGATTTTAAATCTTTCTTCAGCGCATCCGCATCAATCAGTCTCATCGTTCGCCCTCCTGTTCCAATCTGTAGTTGCTTTCGTTCGCTCGTCTTTCCCTGTTCTGATGCCTCCGTCCTGATCCATGTACATCTCACATTCATAGCTTTTTGGAAATTCTATTCTGCATTTCATACATTTGATTTTGAACATTACCCCAACAGATGATTGTGATGACTTATTTGTAATGGTTAAGAACATTGCGTTTCCGCCGCAGAACGGGCATGGCTTAAGTTCTTCGCTCATTTTTTATCTTCCTTTCTTTCATCAATACACTTTCTGACCGCACCCACAATATCCTGGATAAGGCATTAGGTTATGACACTTCGGGCAGAAATATTTCCCCTCAATGAGTTCTCTGGAAATCGCTGTCTGCTTTTCCACCGCCGCCCGGCATTCTTCCACTGTTCCGATCGTGCGGTATTGCTGTATTTCTTTCTGATATGTTTCCGCAAAATCTTTCAGATGCCGTAATACATCCCACTTAAATATATTTTTCTCATTCTTCATAAGATTTTCAGCTGTTTTAACGGTTTCTTCAAATGTCCAGCTATTTATTTTTTCATTCACCATTGCAGCTCCTTTCCACCTACACAGGATAATAATTGCTCTAGTCATCCTTGATCCAATATCCAGTGCTCCATACTCCGGTCAACGGATCGCATACTTTTCTGCCTTTAATCCTGACTATGCCTCCAATAGTTCCGGATCATCAAATATGTTGCCGATAATTTCACATTCATGCAACCATTCAGAATAATCTTGATATCCATCTTCTCTGTCATCAATAATGTATCTTGCATTTGCATCATCCCATTTGACAACACCATAAATAACATTATCCTTAAGAATATCATTCTCAAAGACCCGTTTACCGTTCTTATCCTCAAGTCTTGTGCACTGGCAGACAGTATCAGGAATACACGGACAAATTCCTCTCCAATTACCATCTCTCCATCGTTCTCCTCCTGCTTCCTGTATACCCGGTCTCTGTAATCTTCAACAACGCTATGCAACTGACAATACCGGCAGTCCATAATATTCTTTTCCAGACAAGTATCATTTAAGATACTGCATGTTCCGTCTGTCATCTTTTCCATACCACTCCTCGTTTTCTCAAATTTAATGTCCGCTCCGCATCATACAAAACAGCATTTCCGTCATAGACTTTTTTCTGCTTCCCACGATGCAGGGCTTTATTATTTCCAGTCTCCATGATACATCATCCGATACCCGTGTCGGTTCTTCAAACTCCTGATATTTATCCCGCATCCACGGAACAGCCACTATAATTCCAAAATTCTTGGAAGATTCTGGATTTGTTTTAATAAGATGTTTTTCAAAAGTTCTATCATTCAAGTCTGAAAGAATATCTTTATAACACTGCATCGTGGTTACTATGTAGTTTTTCTCACCATAGAAGTTTAGACCATTCCCGCTGTATACGTCCTCTTTGCAACTCTTGATTTCGTAGCATATAAAAATTCCCTTTTCCAACGATGACACTGCGTATTGGTTTGGCGGTTCAAACTGCATGAAATCTACTCTTCCACCCTTCCCGGCAGTTGTGAACGCGTCAATGCTAACCTCACTCGCCCAGTATTTACCCATGCCGCTAAATCGGCTACTTACAAGCAGTTCTCCGAGAAACCTTGTTGTTTCCGCTCTCTCCATGCTATCCCTCACTTTCTGCCTTAAGCCATTGTTCCACCTCTGTAACAGAACACATTGCTACGCCGCCCTCAATGGTCTTTACGCTACCCTGCTCATATGTTTCGATTGAGCAAAGGAAATCTAAAAGTTCTTCATCCGTCATGCTCCGGATCCGGTCTGCATTGGTCTGTGGCTTTTCAATATGTGGCTTTTCTGCATCTGTGCTGTACGACTCCGGCAGTGGCATCCAAGCATTTACAAATAATCCATATTTTGCATAGCTTTTGTCATCATCCCCCGGATAAAACGCACCGTTACCATCTTCATCAGTTTCATATCTTCCGACATCTGGAATAGTAAAGTTTTCAAACGATACCAGGATATATTTATCAGTATTAGGAATCTGCTCATCTACTGGAATCCATCCGCTTTCCTGCTCCAAAATCCTGTTGATTTCTTCCTCCGAAACCACTTTTGTTAGTGGAGAATACCCGCAGGCTTCTGTTGCTACCTCAGATATCCGGTTTTTAATCCTGCTTATTTTCATTCTGATCCTCGCTCTCTGCCAGTTTGGCATGCTCCCATACCATTGTAGATCCATTAGTGGTGCTCCATGATGTTTTTCCATCGCTCCACGCATACACATAATTGTTCTCGAATTTAGCAAAATGTTTTTTCTCCCATTCGTCGCTGCTGCGGTATCTAACATAAATCGGTGTATCAACTGGAACTCTACTCCAATCAACCTGTGGTTCTTTGTACTCCTGTTCCATCCACTTTCTGCGTGAATCGCCGCAACTAGCCATACCATCGTTTTCAAACGCGCACTCGTTGCATCTTACACCACGACATTCCCGAAGCTTTCCATCTTTCGTAATAGCAAACTTATTGTCTGTACATGCAAACTCCAATAATTCATTCATGTATTTCTCTTTATTCAGCATCCTTTTTCTCCTTCCCGTACCGCAACTGATACGGTACTTCCTTAAAATTTCTCAATGCATCCGGGTTTGGATGCTTCGGCATTCTCGTCTGACGGTTTTCCATCTCTGCTATGATTCTGCGTCTCTCTTTGCTTTCTCTGTGCAATTTATACCTCCGTCATTTTCCAAGACTGTTTACAAGCTGTTCTGACCTCGTATAAGCCTTATCCAACAGTTCTAAATATTCATCAAAGGAAATCTGTGCTTTTTCAGATAACTCCCTCGGATAACGCTCTAACAAAGCCTTAATGCACTGTTTCATGTCTCCAAAATATCCGATTGTTCGAACGCTTTCTTTTTCATTGCCGTCCTTATCCTGTCCGGCATATCTCTGTCTCAGGGTGTGATTCAGAGAATCAATCTCCACAAAATATCCATCCTGCAGTTCCACAGTTAACTTGTCCATCAACCATTCCTCCTATATTTCATACGTCTTTCCGATAAAACGCTTGTCAATGTACTTACATTCCCATTCCAAAACACTTGCGATCCCTGTCATGGTTTCATATCCGGTAGCAAGGCAGTTAATTAAATATCTGATTCTCTCATAAACCTGTCTGATCTGATTTCCCGAAAATTTAAACTGTGTTTTAAGGCAGACACCCAACATAGCAAAATAATTAAATACCTGTGCCAGTAAAAACTTATTTGCCTGTATCATGCAGTTCGGTGCAATCTTTCTCTCTACCAGATAAAAGCTCTCACGATACGGAATCTTATTAGTTTCCTCTCGCACGTCAATCTTGCATTTATCTTTCAGATAAAAACCAAGTTCCTCGCCTGTCGTTCCATCCTTTGCATTCTCCACATATGCATCAATAGTCTGCTCAACCTTTATGATTCTTTTGTGTCCGAATCCGAACTTATCATGCAGTGCCTGATATGCCATCATACGGACGTTATAATAGGATTCCTCTATTAGATAATCCGCATTGCTTTGTGCCTTGGCGTGTCTCTGTATTCCGATCAGTTCACTCTTGGAATATCCAAGTGGCTGCATCCGCTTTTTCTTTCTTGCCAGTGCATTACTCATTTGCTCTTCCATCTCCTCTCTACATCCTCAAAATGGCTAAATACAAGACTTTGAACATATTTTGATATATTTGTCCGTGCATATTTTTTAATTAGCATTTCCCCTGCTTCCATCATTCCTTGGAACCACTCATCTTCGTTATCAGCTTCATAAAACTGCTGCCGGAATTTATAATAGTCATTAAAAAACTGCCATTCTTCGGAACCTTTTTCAAATTTCTTACTTGCCATAATCATTCACCTTTTAATCAAATGGTGTGCTGCCACATACTTCTCGGAAACCGTCTTTCTGTCGCATCCGTGCTTGAATCTGTTCAATGGTTTCGGTTCGCTCGATAAATTCCATACGATCACCTTCAAACTGAACAACTTCTCTAAACGGTGTACCCTGTCGATTCTTTTCAACTTTCAAGCCTTTAAATTTTCTGTCTTCATCCAAATTCCACATAAGAATAATATTGGAAGCATCCTGCTCAATATCTCCGGATTCTCTTAATTCGGACATTGTAGGCTCTTTCGTTACATTCATTTCCGATACTCGGTTAAGCTGTGACAATAGGATGATCGGAACGTGAAGCTCTCTCGCAAGTGCTTTGAATTGCTTCGAAACTTCCCCGACTTCGGATGCACGATTATTGAACTTCCGGTTACACCGTACCAATTGCAGATAGTCAACTACGATCACGTCATATCTTTGATGCCTGCATTGCGTTCTTATTTCCTCAATAACATTTGTCTGATCGTCAATTGTGATCGGATATTTTTCAAGCTCATCATTTGCCTTGTCAAAGGCTTCTTTCTCTCCACCAAGAAAAGCCTTTGCCCTGCGAACTCTTGTCAGACCAATCTTTGACATTCTTGAAACAAACCTTTCATAAATCTGACTGTTGTTCATCTCCATGTTGTAGTAACAAGTGTTATAGCCTTTTCTTGCCATATTCTCGATTATTTGTGCCACAATAGCAGACTTACCAACTCCCGGTCTCGCAGCAACAACTGTAATGTCTCCGCCTTCAAGACCGCCAAGGCAATCGTCAAGATGGTAAAATCCTGTCTTTACCCTGTCCTCTCCAACATCATCATTGAAGTATTTATCTTTGTTCTCTGATACGATTTGCTTCATCAACTTAGATTTCTTCAACTGATTAACTTGGATTTCTTCAAGCCTTGTAAGAACTTCCGCGATCGAATTATCAATATCACATGGTCTAAGGCTCACTCTCTGGAAAAGGCTTTTTGTTTCCCTTACCCGCCAATCCTTAATGACTGCATCCGCATAACTTTTTATTGCCGTTGAGACTGGGGTAACAGATATGCATTCTTTCAATTCGCTTGCAATTATTTCCGGCTCCCATTTGTGGTTTTCAAGTGACTGAGACAGTGAAACGACATTAATGTTTTCTCCACGATCATACATGGCAAGCATTTCAGCAAAAGCATCTTGGCAAAATTCAGAGCTGAACATTTCCGGCTTCAATTTGTTATAAACCTTGTACATGGAATCATTGTCAATCAATACACATCCGATCACTCCAATTTCTGCTTCCGTCAACTGCTCTCACCTCGCTTTCGTTTCTCAACTTGACGAATCCAGTAATCGCAATCCTCTTTCAGCCAATCACCATATTTCGGAATATAACGATAATTTGTATCATCCGGATTCTTCTCTATATAGTCAGTAACATATGCCACTGTAGCCTCATATATCAGCTTTGCAACGGCTTTCCTGTTCGGCTCGATAACTTCTAAAAGCTTGTCCATCCATGCTACCTTGGCAGACGTTAACGACGTTTTCTTTGGATATGCATTGATTGTGTATTCCCATCCCCATTCCGCGTCAAAGTCCAAATCAGATGCAGGCACGCTTTCTTTTGTATTTTCTTTCTCTATCTCTATATCTGTATCTATATCTTTCTCTATATCTATCTCTACATTGCAATTTTGTTGCAAAATGTTGCACTCCGTTGCTCCACTGTTGCACTGCAACGCTTTTTGTGCATTTTCCCTAGATTTACGACTTCTACGAGTACTTGCCGTCTCACTTCCTAGGTTATCTTGCACAAATGGTAATTTGTACTCGATAGAATCAGATGTTTCAAGCAATCCGCAGGAAAGAAGATACTGAATCGTTACTTGAACATTGATTTCGTCCTCGTCAATATCAAGGGCGATCTCTTTGTAAAATTCATCTTCCAAGCCGGAATATTCCAGATAGCCACCTTTTTTCAACGACAACAACTGCATCTTAAGGTATATGATCGTGTATGTATCGCCGCCTGCCATCTTTCGGAGTTTTTTGATTCGTTTGCTATCAAAGAAATCATCCATCAGTTTAAGCCAGTAATACCGCTTATTCTCCGCCATTTTCACTACCTCCAAGCAATTCAATAACCTTTGCCCCAGCATCTTCCGGGCGACAAAATACGAACTCAACGCCATACTTAAGTTGCATTGTCAACATAGCTTTTGCCAATACCTTGCCAGATGTCGGCTTTGTTTTCGGTAGCGATACATTCAGCAATTTTCCAAGTGTGTGCATATATGCAATATTGTTATACCGGTCCACTCGAGGATTATGCCATGTAAATACATCATTGACGGAATACACCTTGTCTGTATTTTCAATAAGCACATATAACTTAATTCCGTTGTTCTGCGCCAAAATACACTCGTCACGGAATCTCGGATGTGCTTTTCCACAGATATTCCCTACAATTTCCTGCATGTCCTTTTTCGTGTCAACGGAAACATCATATGTGCCAAGAAAATCCATCTTTTTAAGTTCCATTTTTCTAGCTGATTTTCTATGGATAACATCCGCTACCTTGTCTGTGGCAATTATGTAATCTCCAACCGGCAATGGTGCACGCAAGACTTCCATATCGTGGCTTTTGAAATATCTATTCTTAAGGATATGCAAGCCCTCTTTCTGTCCTTTATCCTCAATTATTAACACGTATTCTCCTTTCTGGCGGTCACTTTCAGCAACCGCCAAAGGTATCTCATGGCTTTCAATTTAGTTTTTTGTGATATATTAAAATTCCTTGCCAAAACATCAGATACCGCATAAATTGGTTTCTTTTAGGTAAATACCAAGGTGTTGCAACCTATTTTAATATTCAAGATTGAATGTAATTCTTGGGTTATATACGCTACCCTCGCTATCGTCGATTTCATAAAAATCGACATCTTCATCGAACTCTGCAGTTACGGTTGCCTCCTGCGTGTCGTTCTCATTGTTCCTGTCAAATTCCGCTTCAACATCGGTATCGAATTTCGCTTTTACATGGAACTCCACTTCTGTATCTGGCTTAAACTGCACCAGATCTTAAATCAACTCATATACTTTCATGCCGTCTCCTTTCAGAACGGACAAAGGTTCATATCAACCTCTAATCCTTTTTCTGCAATATAAACATTTGCTCCATATTTAACTGTTTCTTCTGTCTTTTGTTTGAATAATGCCGAATCTGCTGATTTATCTGATAAGTGAATTAGAACGACATTTCGCAATGCCGGATTATCGTTAGTAGAAATAAAGTCAAGTGCCGTTGGTAAGCTCATATGACCTCTTAATCTGTGTTCGTAATTTGGCTCTTCTCGGTTCACAAACTGCATATCATAGTTGGCTTCCACCATGATGTGATTAACACCATTAAATCTCCATCTGACGTATTCCGTGTCTGTTGCATACACCAAGCTGCCAATATCCGGGTGTGTGATGTAAAATCCGTAGCAGGGGCACTCTGAACCGTCTCCGTTGTTGTGTAGCCATCTGCCGGACTTATCCCGGTTTTCAAATGCTCGTATGCTAAAGCTTTCTTTCCCAAACTGTAGGATATTTCCATCTATCAATTTGAACGGCTCCCACACTGGAATACCGGCTCTAACATACTGAAAGAAGTACTGATGATGGTCTGAATGTATGTGGGTTGTGATTACTGCTTTAATCTTTCGCACATTGAAATCCAGTGCTTTCTTAACTTCCATAAACGGCAACCCTGCTTCAATAATTAACGCTTCGCTTTCATTTTCCAGTATGTAGCAATTACCGGATGAACCAGAGCCTAAGGCTTTAAGTTTCATACCTCTTTCACCTCAATTTTCAAATATGTGTTTATTATCGATTATCCAAGGATGTTTCGTGTAGTCTATATGGCTTGCCGCATTTGCAACTGTTTTCCGTAGCATCTTTAAATGTTCCTCACAATGCTTTCTTCCAGATACCGCCGGTCTACCACAGATTATGCACAATCCTTTATCCTCCCGGTACTCCCTTTGGCTTGTGGACTTCTCGCACGAACGCCTCTTTGCCAAACACCTGTTGCATAAAACAGTTCCGCATACTGCATTACGTTTTCCACACTTCACGCATATTCCACTGGACTTATTCATGTAATATCTGGTACGGACTCTTTCTTTCCGTGCTTCTGCCTGTTCCGGTGTTTCCCTTGCAAGTCTCTTAGCCTCTACCTTCGCTTTCTTCTCCCGGCACTCAGCGCACATTTTGTACTGCGTTCCCAATATGCCTTTGTGACATCTGGAGCATATACCAAGAGATACATAAGGGTCTTCCGCTTTTTCTCTCATTCGGCATCCTCCAAAAACCATATTCCTTCCGGTTTTAAAAAGTTGCCCTGAACAATGTTCTTTCTGAATATACTTTCTGCTGTCGGTGCAAGATCCGTAAGTCTCTGTATGCTCTCTTCTATGTTGTCTGCCAGAATATCAATGCCGAATAATGTCTCTGCAGCTTCCGTTTCAGTCATTCCTATTGACAGTTTCCGTTTCAAGATTTCCACAAGGAAATTTCCAGTACCACACGCAGGCTCCAACACTGTTCCTCTCCAACACTCTGCACCACCATTTTCATCTTCCAACATATTGCACATCTTTTGTACCATCCAGCCCGGCGTATAAACTTCTCCAAACTTTTTGACGCGTTCTCGGCTTTTTGTAATTTTTTCTTTCTGCCTATTTTCCATTTCTGTGATAAAACTCACTCCTCACATCAATAATCTGTCTTGTCTGTCCCAACAATGCCCGATTATGCTTTGCCCTCTGCTCATTGTCACAGATAAATTGCTTGCAAATTTCTGGTCGAACCGGATAGATTCTGCATTTCTCGCAACTCTTGTCCGTATCAAGAAAAGGACATGTCATATCATATGGTCGATTCACAGTAGGAAGCAGGTGCCTACACTCTTTGATATGGTTCTTACGGATATATCTGTGAATTGCATCTACTTCCTTTCTGCTCATTGGCAAAAGGTTGGAACAGCAGTTACCGCATTGGCTACATTTTCCATCTTTGCAGAAATTGTAAATGTTATCTTTCATGCCTTTCTGCACGGATTCTAAGACTGATATAACTTCCATAGGCTACTCCAATTCTTCCTCTGCCGGGAACTGAAATACTTTCATGTAATTCTGGCTTGCATATTTTTGATATTCTTCTCTAAGCATTTCCATGGCTTTCTTTGCCTTTTCTTTCGTGGAATATTTAGCTGTTATTGAAGTCTCATTGTCTCCGATTGCCTGCATCCGGACAAATGTTGCTTCTTTCGCCCTTGTATCAATAAAAACAATGCTATTTTCGTACGGAAAATCCAATGTGCCGTCCTGTGATATAACTCTCATGGCAACCTCCTAATCTTTCATAAAGTCCGGTACGTTCTCGTCATTCTCAACGACTTCTCCGGCTACTTTCTCCTGCTCTGGTTCAACTACTTCGCTCCCGGTCTCAATAGCTTCGGATTCAGCTACAACAAATGGCTCTGAATTGGCATTTTCGGAAATATCACGCTTGACCTGTTCCTGCAAATCTTCCATCGGATATTCCTTGAAATCGTTGTCCTGCATTTCCTCTTTCGTATATAATCCCATTGTCAGCTCCGGGCAATTCAGACTGGAGAAGAAAGATGCGGCTCTGTAACGAAGCATTAACTGTGGCATGGTTTTCCACTTACTACCGTTCTTACTAAGCCATCCCTCGGCTTTAGCCATTTCCATGTCCACGGTCATTCCCTCAACTCTACGACCATTTTTCGTAGTCCAAGCAAGGCACGAATAAGGCTTGCCATCTTTATCTCTAGTTTCCTCAAACTGTAATTCCATGTCGAATTTACCGGAATTATTGATTGCCGCAATCAGAAACTTTGAACTCCAAGACGGTCTACCCTGAATCACATACAGATTCTGCATAACCATCAGTGGGCTTACTCGCAGTCTCTGCGCCTGCTCAATAGCAATCAGACAGTTTGCATCGTTCTTCTGGAATGTTGCCGGAACGATAGTTGAACTCGCCAACGCCTTTGCCATCTGCATAGCCATAATGAAATTATCTGATGTTCCAAAAATTCCAAGGCTATAGTCTGTAACCTTGTTGTTGCTGTGTGCAACCTCTGCCTTTTCCTCTGTCTTTGCTACTGCTGTGTTCTCTGCCATAATTATTTTTCCTCGCTTTCTTTCCTTATTGCTTTTTTAAATGCTCCATTTTTAAGAAATTTCAAAACAAGATTGAGTTGCATATTCTTGAAAACCTCTATGTGCTTTGTACTGTGATACCACATTACCCATTCCTGTTTCAAAAGTTCCTCAATGCTTGTAATCTGCTCACCCTCTGCGAATTTTCGCTGACTTAAAAGGTATTCCCTGTGTTTTTGAATGTTCTCACATTTTGCGCACTCTTCGGAAGAATACCTTGAACAATGCTTTCCGTTAAGGTTTATAGACAATGCACAATATCTACATGGATTAACTCTCATCGTCACCACCGCTTTCCTGTTCTTCATATTTCTTCACAACTTCCACCTTATCAGCGCCGTAGGTTTCCACCCACTTCATATCCACGGTTTCATCTGTAACTGTTAGCTTTGCACCTTTGGCATTTACAACGGTATCTCCGGCTTTTACAGAATCCTCGGTCTTAAATGTGTAGCTACGACCTGGTATTGTATACTTTGCTTTGATGTAGTTCATTCTGATACCTCCAAAAATTAGTCTTCCGGTTGCTCAAAGGAAACATTTATTGGCATATTCCAAGAGGATTCTGCAATATCAGAAAGCGATTTCAAAAATGATGCTGCAATGCTTTCTTTAAAATTTGTACTCTGCAACTGTTTTCTGATTTCTTTTGCAAATTCCTCTCTGTTTTCATTGATATACTTTTCAATTTCTTCTTTTACTGTTTTTTCAATAGTATTTTTTGCAAGCCAATCAAAGTATGGCATCGCACGCCAAGAATCCTTTTTCACGAACTCGCCCGTGCTGTCCACATACCTATCTGTCATCTCATGAATAGCATCACGAACTACAATTTCCGGATTTCCCAATGCTTTTACAATTCCTGCACTTACTTCTTCTCTAACTGCCGCTTTAATGACTTCATCACTAATGTTCAAACTCATCATATTAGCCATTTATTTTTCCTCTCTTTCCTTTATTTCTTGCATCTCTCTCACAATACGGAAGAGAACAATGCCCGTATTCCGCAAAATCAAAGAATCCTCTCTTACTTGCACTCTTCCAACGCTTGCATGACATACACCGCGCATCCGGTTGTGTGACGTTGTTGCTTATTCCAACTCTAGACATTCTACATCCTAGCTTTCTTAATGAAAATCCGCTTCCGGTTCTTTTTCCGGTCGAATATAACTGTCATCATATTCCTTATCAATAACGATAGCCGTTTTAGCTCTGGATAATCTCAAGAGTAGCACCTCAAATTCACTCAAGTTTCTAAGTGACGAAATCGTCAAATCCTTATAGGAAGAAAGTGTATATGGTTCTTCTTTTCCGTTATCCCATATCCACTTTGACACAGGAATTTCAACATTCAGTTTTTCATCATGCTCATTTTCAAATGTGATAACTGCTCTTTGCACACTGCTCCATGATGGCTTATCTTCCAGCTCAAACCGCATTTCACATTCCACGGATTGATAAGAAACGCCATCATCGTAATCAATGTCTAAATCTTCTGTGTCAATATCCCTTTCACATTGTTTAATCCATGCCTTGAACAAATCCGTAAGTTTGATTTCTTTCTGCTCCGGCTCCATCATAAGGTCTTTAAAATTCTCCAAAATCTTTTTATTTCCAATACAGAAATCCGAATTAACAATCTCTGTTAAAACAGAATCAAGTTTAGGAAGGTACTCTGAAAAATCATAACTCTCAATGTATGGAACCATGACTTCTTTTACCTTTTCCTCAATGGCATGCTTTGCATCTCCCCAGCGAAAAGCATCTTCGATTGCTCCTCCCAATGCATTCATAAATTTTTCTTTGACAATTTCACTTACTTCATCCGAAGATAAACTTTCCGATGCTATTTTCAATAATTCTTCTTTCATTTACACACCCTCAACTTTCAGCTGCTTGTCCTCTGTTACGCTCAAAAGAATTAACTGTGCATCCATATCCGGCACATTGAACTCATTCAGTGATTCTGCGTTATCTACGAAAATCGGTACGCTTACACCGTATAACTCGCTAAGAGAACGGATAATATCAAGTCCGGCTACGATTCTATGACCACTGTTTAAAGCCGAATACGGAACGCCATTCACAGTACACTCACAACAATCTTTCATACCGCCATTTAACTGCATTTCAAAGAGTTTGAAATTTACGGTCTTGAAATGGCTGTTAATAGATTCTGAAACCTTATCCAGCTTGAAACGAATGAACTCTTCCAAGAGATAAAGCATCTGTTCCTGATCGGCAACTTTCTGCCCGATTTCTTTCTGCTCGTCACGAAGCGTTTCGATACGATCATCAATCGCCACATTGTTAGCCGCCTGCGCAATAACCTTGTTCACCTCTTCAAGCTGACTCTGCAGATCGGCTTTCTCGGCTTTTAAATCAGTAACAACCTTGTCTGCGCCCTCGGATTCAACCTTTGCAATATCAGCAAGAATCTTGTCATGCTCTGTTTTCAGCTTCACATACTCTTCATTCTGCGAATAATCAGCTTCTGCCGGGATCTCGGATAACTGCTTTGCATAATCATTCTGCTTTGCAAGTGCCTTGGATTCCTGCTCTTTGAGTGCCACAATGTCTTCCTGCAACTTGGCGTTTTCCTTTGTCAATCGCTCAATATCAGCCTTGCAAGCGTTGCCCTTGTCAATCAGACCTTTAAGTTTTGCGCCCTTTGCATCATCAAATGCTTTGCGTGCATCCTCTAACTGCTTGGTGGCACGTGCCTTGGCATCTGCCTTTTTCTGCTCAAAATCAGCCTTAAGAGACTCAATCTTATCCTGCGGCAACTTCTGACCACATAAGGAACAAACCGTTGTAGATTCATCAAATTTCCACTTGGATTCGTCAAAGAGATATGGCATTTCATCAAATGCCTTGGGAAATTCTGCATTGTATTCAACACCAAGATTTTTCCGCTCTGCATCTGTATCGGAAATTGTCTTCTCATTTGCCTTGATCTGATTTTCCGCAGACTGAATCTGATTATGTAAGTCATTGAACTCTCGTGTTGCATCATCCTTGGCACTGTCAAGACCTCTACGTTTTGCGGAAAGTTCGTCATTCATGACCTGCATAATGCCGGACATATCAAATTGCAACTGCATTTCCTTACTTCTTAAATCGCCCAACGCGCTACCGGCATTCTCCATTTTCTTGTCACATTCAGCGATTCTTCTTACCAGATCTACCTTTGCAAGCTCCTGTTCTGCCACATCCACATCAATCTTGGATTTTTCTGCTTCATCAATACGCACCGGAATTTCAGCCTGTTTCTTCTTCCACCCGGATAACGCTTTGGAAAACTTAGCACGGATATCATCTGTGGACGGTGCTTTCTCCAACTCGCCGAGTAATGGAGCATACTTAGCATCTGTCTGCGCCAGTTCAACATCCGATACATCCGTTGCAAGGCGCATCAGAATATCGCGCTGATCTTTCCATTTCAGAGAAGAAAAATACTGCGGATTGGTCAGCATCTTAAACATATCCTCGCTCTGTGCCAGATTTGAAACATAGGCTTTGAAATCAGCTTCACTCTTCGGATATCCGTCAATCTCAAATGAATTGACATTGCCTTGCAAAGTAACGGTGTCGGTTCCACGCTTCTTAACCCAATTCTGCTTCTGAACCTTTGAAAGTTCCACTTCTTTCCCATCAACGTCAATAACTCCCACAACCTTAATTTCTACATTATCAATGCGGTTTCCGTCCTTATCTAATGGTCGAACATTAAACTTTTCCTCTCCGGCACTGTTTTTATTGAAAAGCAGCCATGTAAACGCATCGAAGATTGTTGTCTTTCCTGCGGCGTTCTGTCCTTTAATACTTGTCTTATTAGAGAAATTCACATCAAGGCTCTTAATTCCCTTGAAATTCTCCATATGTAATGATCTAATTTTCAGTTTCATTTTCCTTCTCCTTCCACTCTTTATATTTTTTAAGTGCCTCTTCAAAGCATGCTTCATCGTCAATATATCCAAGAGCTGACTCTATAATTTTTGAATTAATAGTTGTTCCCTTTTTCCCCATCAGCTCAATGTCTCTTTGGTGCTCATTTGCAATAATGGCACATGCTGTATGAACTTTCGTCCTGCATGCAACCAGATCTGCATATTCTTCAACGGAAATTGTAACGGTATTTTCTGCCATCTTAATTTTCCTCCTCTAATACATTGATTTTGCTTACAGACACCTCGTATGCTGTTCTCTGTTCTTCTGTTCCATCTTCATATTTCTTAATATATCCGCGGCTCTGAATGCGTCCATTGATCTCAATATGGGTTCCCATTTCCAACTGACTTACAAACATTGCATTTCTGCCCCAAGCAATGCATGGGATATAGTCTGATTTTCCGTAGGAACGATTGACTGCGATTAATAAATCTGCAATTTCTCTTCCAAGTGGTGTTTTTCTGTAAGTCGGTTCTTTGCATACATATCCGTCAAGCTGGATATTGTTCAAATCTGTATGCTCTCCCGGATTTGCTTTTTCAATTTCACAGACGAATACATCTAGTAACAGACGATTTCTCTTTTCCTCGTGTTTGTTATAAGAACGATACACACCGGAAACATTAACGGCAGTGCCCGTGTATTTATCGTTCAGATTGATTAATCTCTCTGAAATAATTAATGGGATAATATCAGCCGTCCCACTTAATCTATCCACTTTGAGGTGCATATTATAAAATCCCTCTCCAAACACCTCATGGTTAAATTCCGGCTCTGTGATAATCGTTCCTGTAAGTTCTACTTTATTGTTTTCTGCTCTCATATTTGAATTTCTCCTTTTCTTGTGCTAAATATAGGCGCAAATAGCTTATGCTATTGCTTGAACTGGAATCATTCAGCTTTGGTCGGTTCGGATGATTCCTTTTCTTTGCTGTAATCAGTGTCAAATGTGATATAGGTAATACCGTCATCGTCATCAGACTCACTTCTGTAATCGTAATCTACAATCTCTTCTGTATACTCCTGCCACTCCCCATCTATTTTTGTTCCTATATAAATAAGAAGTAATCCAATCAATACAGGTATAGCAGTGACCGGATACTCCGTTGCATCAATGCAGATGCAAAACAGAAAAACAACGGTGCCGACCATTTCAATTACCTTTGCTAACTTCTTCATAGACACATCACTCCTACCACTTATAGGAACCATTGGCAATCTCATCACCATACAAGGAAACAAAATCTGTTATTAATGCGATAAACTCTGAATTTGTCGGTTTTCCTTTTTCCACTGAAACCGTATAGCCAAAAATTTTGTTGATCGCATTTGTATTGCCATTTGTCCAAGTAACTTCTATCGCGTGCCGGATTGATCTTTCTACTCTCCAGACTGTATCGCTGTTTTCTTCTGCGATTTCAGTATAGAGTCCTTTAATAATGCTGATAAGTTTACTTCTGTTTTCAAGACATTTCTCAACCGCACTTATTATGTAACCGTAACCCTTAAGGCTATGTTTTACGCCGATCTGATCTAATGTCTTTCTTAAAGCAATGTTCATTTGTCTATCCATGAATACCTCCTGTTAATCCTTTCCAACTCCGTATCTGATTGCCATTTCCTTCACGATGGCTGTATATCCTTCGATCAACTTCTTGTCCTCTGCGATAATATCCACATAGGATAATTTGTCCCTGGTTGATTTACAGATACCCTCGTCAGCCATTCTCCTGCGCTTGTTAGTCAGCCGCTGCTTCAGATTTACACCCATTCGCTTTGACAACAGTTCGTAGCTTTCGGCTCTTACTTGGCTATATGCCTGTCCGCCGCCAAGCTCCATACTGATTTTCCGCAGAATGTTTCCGGTATCATCACGCCATGATGTTGTATCAAGTGCAACCACTTCTCGGATGCTCTCAACTCTTTGTTCCACATGGTTCAGTTGTTCCGCCTGCCGTTTCTGTTCCAACTGCTGTTCCGCTACAGAATTGAAAATCTTCTGGAACATCTGCAACTCCGGTGATAACTGATTGAGGTCGATTACCTTTTGTTTCACACGTTCTTCCAAGGTCGTGAAATAATCTCGTGCTTCTTCTGCTTTCGCTCCATTCCCTTTCATAGAAAGTTTCTTTGCAAAATGGGCTGTGAGTTTGTAATCCTGCGTTTTGTTACCCTCGACATTAATGTCGAACCCCCAGTAATCCTCATTTTCAGTGGCAAATTCATTATCAACAATGTTTGATTTCGCCCATCTTGAAAACTGTCCCTGCGCCAATTCCAAGAACGCATACAGCTTTCTTGCGGTGGTCATTCCGTCTTCATCGACACCAAGTGCAATTTCGATTGGTGTCTGCATTTTGGTTGTTTCTAAATTGTTCATTCATTCTTCTCCTTTCCGGATTTTTGCAATAAAAAATCCAACTACCGCTTGATAGTTGGAAAATACTGGTTGTCTCTATTTTGCTTTGTTGATACAATTAATGTACGGCGGCGGCCATCATGAAAGGAACTGTTATCATGAAAATCGTTAGTATACTTATCTCATTATTGGCATGGCGTGTTACCGGTTACGACTTCTTCATAATTCTAACCATAACATCCATGACAATCGACCTATACAAAGGAATTAAAAAAGTACAAAAGAGATTAAATAAAATACTAAAGATGATGCGGAAAATAAAGCAATAATGTAACTCATTTCCTGCCGCCGTCGCATATTAATTGTATCAACTGATTTCCTGTGTTACAAACACATTTAATCTGCAAATTCCGACAAATTTCTCAACTATCAATATTCAGTTTCTTCTTATTCTTTTGTTTTTGAGTTCCCAGTTTCTTCACTGGTTGCCTTGCTTGCCGAACCCTCGACCATTCCCAGAACATATCCTTTCTGAAAATCGTTCATTTTGGGAATCGCGTCTTTCAACTTTTCTACAACTTTCTTTTCCTGTTCGCTCATGTATTCACTTCCTTTCTCCCTGTGATATAATTTCCTTATTAAATAAGGAAAGGCGGTGATAATATGGATAATGGTTATTCTGAAACATTTGCTACATATGAGTTTGCAGATAAAGGAACATATGTATGTATGCAATGCGGTGGCGAAAATAAAAAGGGAATCGTCACTGTAAAGCAAGGCGAAATGCTACCAGAATGCAAAGAGTGCGGATATACTACATGGATTAAAATAATGCAGGATTTTTAAACACTCTTTCTTCCTCTGCGAGCGTTTGGTTCGTAACCGCCAAGTTATCATCAACCAGATGCTCAATGAGGAACGTTCTTTTTACCACTCTCGTTCCATCTTCACATACTTGTGAAATGTGCAGATACATCTTCCCATCCTTCTGGAATGGAATAACAAATATACTCTGTAAAAATTTCCACTTCACAAAATGCTTATTAAAAAATGCAACTGCATGAGCCTTGATTTTACTCACTGTATCATCCCTTTCTGTGATATAATATTTTCAAAAACGGAGGAATTAACATGCTTCTAAAAATCGAAAGAATAATATTAAAGAAAATATCTAAAACGAATTTTTCAATCAAACTTTCCGATATAGGTAAATTTGATGGAGAAGATGCATACCAAGCGTTTTTGGATTTACAGGATAGAGGATATGTAACGAAAGTAAACACATCTATGGATAGATCGAGTTTTAGCTTCATAGTTACATCCAAAGGCAGATTCTACAAAGAATATCTTTTCTTGGAATTTTTGAGAAATATCCTCATTCCTTTTATTGTGGCTTTGATTACAGCAACTGCTACATATCATTTAGAAAAAGTAGCAGATAGCTATTCCGACAGCGGCACCAGCCAATGCGCTTACGAGTTGGATTCCACCGACAATGAATGGCTCAAACTTATCGAGTAAGTCACGCTTTTGCCGAAATGTCATTTTTTTCACCGTCTCACCTCTTTTCCATTTCTTTTGCAATATTATAATAACGCAATAGAAATATAAAGTCAATAACAAATTATTGCTTTTGTGATATTTTTGTGATAATATTATTGCAGAAAGGTGGTGAAGACTTGAGTGCAGTAAACGAACGCTTAAAATCTTTAAGAATATCATTAGGAATGAACCAAAAAGATTTTGGAGAAAGAATTGAAGTTGCGCAAACTTATTTATCTCAAATAGAAAAAGGGGATAGACCTGTTACCGACAAAATTTCAAAAATTGTTTGCTTACAAAATTGGAATGGTAAAAGCGTAAATGAAGAATGGTTCCTAACTGGAAACGGTGAAATGTTTGTTCCGGAAACTAAAGATGAACAAATTACAAGATTGCTTTCAGATGTGCTAAAGAAAGAAAATAGTGATTTTAAAAGAAGACTTGTAACTGCATTATCAAAACTTGATGATACCGGTTGGAAATACCTAGAAGATTTTATTGATTCTATTTCAGAAAACAAATAAGAAAAAGCCAAGGGCAATGCGCAAACCCTTGGCTTTCTTTCTATTCTAATAAATTTTTAACAAATACATATATAATTCTTAACCATTTTTCATTGTCGCAATTCGCGACCATTTCAGTTATTTTTTCCTTGTAAAACGCTTTGGCTTCATTGCACTCTTTTTCCCCCATATTGATTTCCTCCAATCATTCCGCACTTTCGATAGCGATACATAAATTATAGAACTTATGTTCGATATCGTCAACCCCATTTGACAAATTGCTACAAATTACAAACTCGTTTGTAGTTGAGGGACAAGAAAACGCCTTATCCCGCCCCTCAGCCAGAACTTGAAGTGCCCTTATCGGACAATTTTATTTTACAAATTTTCCCGCAAACATTCAATTTCTTTCGGTCGCAAGTTTCGACAGGTAAATTTCTTATTGTCACAGAATGTCGATTGATTAGTTTAAATTTTGTTAAAAAATTAATTACTGGTTGAAAATTATGCATCTGCCAGTTATCTGTGATGAATTTTAAGTGCATAATTTTCCTTTCTGCCCGTAGGACTGTTATTCAAAAGAGCCGGCTACACAACACATGGTCATGTAATCGGCTCTTAGGCTCTTGATTTTATTATATTTCTGCACAAGTTTTCTTTTGTGCCAAGTTGTCCGCTTTATTCGTAAAACAGAAGTTAAAAATCCTTAAATTTTACAATTTAGGCGCGATTTTTACCATACTTAACCATTCCTGCACATTAAGATTTGAACCTGAGTTCTGATAAGTACTGAGTGTCCCGGTCTGTCCCGGTCCGAAAGTGCCACCACTCGTTACTTGTAAAGTTACTGCACTGCCGGATACCGCAGGAACTCTGACTCGTCCCATGACATAATTAGATGTTGTGTTGGTTATAAAAGTTTCTCGAAATCCGTTTGCGTTTGAACCAAAAGTGACAAGTCCTGTAACAAGATAATATCCATCATCCGGGACAGTGAAATACTGCACGACAGGAGTCTGATCATTATAATTTGTCATAGTATTGGATAAGCTAGATACATTATTTTTGGCATCCGCCTTTTTTAAATATGTGTCTGGAATGTTATTACCATCATAATCTGCACTAGCACGGGCAACACGTACAGCAGGATATGTACCGTCAGTTTTATCAGCATAAATATCGACAACATTATCATTTTGCACATTAAATTGTGGAAACAATGTACCGACAAATCCAGCCCAGTCTTTTGCTACTACTTTTAGGAAATATTTATTTACTAAACCGTCGTTTAACGATGATATCGCTCCCGTGCATGTCCCATTCCCAATCTTAGAAATATCCGTCGTTCCAAGCATTTTATAGAGATACCGCACATTCTTGAACATCTGTGACACCTTTGCAAAAATTGAAGAGTGTTTTTCGCCGCTTGATAATTTTGATACAGTCGTCCACGCTGACGCTGATCCGTTTGCCACATCACTACTCGTAAAAGTTGCTGTATTCTCTGCTGTATCTCCCCCGGTTGACACTGCGCCAACATCTTTTGCCGTAAGCACTACATTTCCACGACGGAAAGAATCTTCATTTACACCTTTGATTCCGGTAACTGGAGTTCCGGCCAGCACGTCCCACTTTTCATCTGATGTTTTATAAATATTGGCACCTGCCGGAATTACATTCCCGGCTCCCTCTTTAAAATCATCCGTGGTTGTAAATTCGTCTGAAATATTGAACATCCACCCTGTGCTAACATCCGCAAGTGCCGGAAGATCTGCAAATGCAACTGTTCCGTGTGGCTGCAATCCACCTTTAAGTCCTTCTGATACATCTTTTGCCTGCTGATAGTAATACTTGGCATTGTCAGAATCCTCGCCCTCTCTGCTTCCTGTACCACCAACAGCATAACTCTGTGCCTTGGTTGCACTTTCTTCTGCAGATTCCGCCTTACCGATGATCTCCGCAGCCTTTTGAGTTGCAATATCTGCTTTTTCGGCTGCTGTATCAGCTGACTGACTGGCGGATGATGCTTTCTCCGTGGCTGTGGCGGATGATTCACTGGCGGATGTCTCACTGACTTTTGCGTTGCTTTCGGATGCCTCTGCCGCCGTAGCTGACTTCGCTGCCGCTGTCTCTGACGCTTTGGCATTGGTTTCGGATGTTTTTGCCGCTGTTTCACTGGCTTTTGCAGCATTCTCACTTGCTTTGGCGTTGGCTTCGGACTTTGCCGCTGCCTGCTGGCTTGACTCTGCCTTTGCCACTTCCACTTTGATTTTCGCAAGATAGTTTGGCTCCAAGTGTTTTTCCTCGATGCTACCCTCTTTGACGATGGCAGACACTTTTCCATCCTTATCAATATAAAAAGCTACCGTATCAGAATCAAGGAACTCATACTGTGTAATCAGTGCCGACAGGTCTATGTACTGTTTCGTGCCATCAATCAGAGTCAGGATAATCTGCTGTGTAGTCGGGTTATAATCGAAGTTGATTGCGATTTTCTCCATCTGTGTATCAATCGTAATCTTAGAACCGTTCTTTTTTGTGATCGTAATGATTCCGGTCGATTCCTCAAAGGTCACGTCTGCAACAAGAGTTGCTACCTCTGTCTTGGTTGCTTTTGTCGCATCCAGGGTAACTACATTGTCGTCAATAATGCCGATAGCACTATCCATTTTGTTGAGGTTTCGTTCGTTCAACGGAGTCTCATCGCTTGGGTAATTCTCCCAGTTGATAGGTACGTGTGCTTTATTCATGTTCCTTGCCCTCCTTTTCCATGTCTTTCTCCATCTGTTCCCGTTCGGCAATCACATTTCTATTTGCTTCTGATTCGATCTGATGCAAAATATCTTTAAACACCAGATATTTAACCTCAACCGGAATACTTTCACAGGCATTTACATAATTAATAATGTCATTCTCAAACTCTCGGATTTCTGCGTTAATCATAAACTTTCCACCTTTTCTTTCAGATTTTCTATCTCTTCATGCTGTAACTGCACTGTGGCTACCAGATCTGCAATAAGTTCCGTATATTTCAGTCCGTAATACTTTTTCCCATTGCTGTCTGAAAACGTTTTTGGACAAATATTCCACCCTTTTTCCGCTTTTTTCAAAACATCCTGTGCAATAAATCCATGATGGAACCCATCTTTTTCGAAATTATAACGATACGATTTTGCTCTTAAAGAATAAATAAACTCAGATGATTGCTTTTTGCTTAAATCTAAAATTGTGTTTTTTATTCTTTTGTCAGATCCATTAATTACTCCACCTCTGAATCCACCTACTCCGGTATCTCCGTCTAAATGGATCATCATGTGGTCATTATCGTTTGCGCCTTTATGCAATGAAACCTGATTATATTGAACCGTACATTTATGAACAGGACTTTCAAGCGTCCCTTCCACTGTTCGAAATCCATCCGTTCCCATCTGTACAAGTGTTCCACTGCGTTTAAATTCAATAAGGTTTTCTACAGACTCTTCCGCTTGAATATGCATATATCCCCCGGTCATTTCCATAGAACCTTTTAATTCAAGCAGTTTTGCTTTAATTTTGATGCCCTCGGCTGACTGGTTGATTTCTGAAACAACACTATCTCTTGTAACTTTGCTTTCGATCCCCTTTGATGTCTGCGTAATCGCACTGGACATATTGGATGAAAGCTGCTTAAGCGTGGTTATCAATGTCCATTTATATTTACCGCTGTTAATTCCGCCATCCGGATCGCAGCCATACAATTTTCCACTATCCTGATCTAAAAAACTGTGTCCATTATATTTGGATGATGCAGGGTAAGTATCTTGGGGTTTTCCAAAACCATAATAATTAATATCATAGCCATCAATATTCCATGCCTTCAACGAAGCACTGACTTCTGACCGTATCTTAGTTGCAGTTACCTCTATCTTTCCGGACAAATCGCCCTCTGCTTTGCTTGCTCTCGTAACTTCCGCTGTAATCTTGTCCTCATTAATTTTAATGGCTGCCGCAAGTTCAACTTCCTGTCCCTGTGCCCTTTTAACTTCTGCTGTAATACTGCTCGCATTTTGCGTGATTCTCGATGATAAACCATCCGTTGTATTTTTAACTTCTGTGCGAATTTCGGTTGCAGTTTGCGTGATCTGTGACTGCAATCCCTTCTCAACATCCGTTATCGTGCTCTGCGTCTTTTCGATAGTCCGCTCCAGCACATTACTCTTGCCTTTGAGCTTTAAAATACTTTTCTGTATACCATTCGCTCCATTCGTCCGGTACTCTTCCCCGTCCGCTTCCAAATCATCACGTAAAGCCTGTATGCCTTTCATAGTTCTTTTCAGAATATAGGACTCGATCAGTTCATATCTGGTCGGCAGCCGCACTGCATCCCCGACCTCAAGGCACGGATTTCCTTTGCAGTCTGCCGTAAACGGGCGATAAACAATCCCCCTGATCTTTGAAAGAACATTGTTTGCAATGCTTTTTAATTCTTTCGTTCCTTTACCATAGACAAGAAAATTATCCTCGATCACATAGGCATTGTCTCCGGTGCCTACGATCACGCCAATATCATTCTTCTGCTCCCTGATCTGAAGTTTATTAATGGTTTTGACAAGATAATCTTCATATGTGGCAGTAACATAGAATCCTTTTCCTATCTGCGTACTCTTTGGATCGCGCGGAAACAGATCATCTGCCGGATAAAGGTCATTTCTCGGATATAATCCCTGTATCTCCTGTTCCAGATAAATATAATGAAACTTCCCGTCGCGCCCCATGTGCCCCATACAGCCATTGATCTCACAAATACAGGACAACACTTCCTTGCCACTCATAGATTCGCCTATGATGCTCGATTCCTCTGTATCAGAACTTGTCTCACTGGATGGCGTGACCGCAACTGTTTTCTCAATAGACATGTTGTCATTAACCAGTATAATGTCAGCCTGCTCAATTCCGAAGTGCTTAAAAAAGCTGTTCCGGAACTGTTTCATTGTGACTGGATCATACACTGTAACAGTCGTTTTATTCCCGTCTTTGTCTGTCTGCTGCTCTTCGTGGGATGGAAATACAGTGTTGTACCATGCAGCCACATCTGCATTTAAAATGTCATAAAGGGCATCATATGCAACCACATCACGGCACGACCTGTCTGCCGTGGGCGTATCAGAATCAACCTTATATCGTCCGAACTGGAACGGGATATCTGCATGTCCACCAAGAGACATCATTACCGTCATCCATCTGCCCTTCATTGGCAAAAATGTATTTGACACCGTAAATTTAATCATGGCAGCTTCACACGAACCAAACGTCAATTCCTGTTCTGAACACAAACTTTCGGTCAATTCGAATTTTTCTTGGTGTAGCTCTGTATTTGTGATATTGATTTTTCCATCATCAGATACGATGGATAACTGCTTATCGACCGTATCTTTTTTGAACAAGTCGCCATATTTATAATTAACCATCGTATACACCCCCTATAAATGCCAGTCTTACAGAGTTGTAATGGATTTGACCGCCATACGTTCCGTATATCGTAGGCTGAAAATCTGCCATATAGCCGTACTGTGTTACATAATCGTCATATTCCGGGATGTACGCCGTGATATAGCAGGCTCTTTCGGTTGCATTAGTAAACTGCTGACGTATATTACTTATAGTGGAATTAAATTCCGTGTTTGTAAGCATAGCCCGTGTTTCAAACTCAACTTTTAAAGCCTTTAATTCCACGGCATTTCTATGTAGATAACCGTTGGCATCCGTATAATCGTCTAAGTCCTGCATATTCACATATGGGCTATATGTTTCCGGTTTTATGAAAGACATTGGTACTGTGTAATTTCCAATCTTTAACAGCCATCCGCTGTACGCCATGTTTCCACCACCTAACTGTTTTGGTTTGCGGCTGTCTCAAATGACAGTCGGTAAAATGGGTATAAAAATAGCACCTACCACCAATTTGATAGATGCCACTTCTTTTCCTTTATCTATTTTGTGATTACTTCGATATTGGTCTCTTTAATCACAATTTTTTCCGGCGTGTGAATTACTTCCGCGTTTCCATATGTAATCTTGATTCCATTCATAAAATCCCTCCTAAATTTCATAATCCGGATATGCCGCTTCCCAAGCATCCCTATGATAAGTGTTTACCTCTCCATAATTTGCATCAAAAATCTTTTTCACGCCATATCCAAGTTCAATGCTCTTTTCTTTGAGTTTTCGCCAATTAAATGTTTTCCAGTCCACACCGTTCATTGCTGCAACACGCTTGATTGAATACCAATCTTTACTGTAGTCTAATTCCTGTTGTAACTTTTCTTTTTCCTGCTCCGCAATCTGCCTGCGCTCTACTTCATCCGCATATGCCCGAAGTGCCGATGGAAAATCTTGCGGTATCTGTCCTCTCTCCATCTCATCAAACCGTTTCACATACCTTGCAGTAAATATGATTCCTTTTTCGCCATTAAATTTGTTGGCGAGGAAATCACACCCCATTTTGGTGACTTTATAGCATTTATTTTCCTTGCCGCTTGCGTCTTTGTAGGTGGATGGAATAAAATAATCACTGACAACAATTTTGTTGTTAGTTAATATCTGTATAATTCCAACCTGTTTTGTGCTTCCATCTTGGTTTTTAGTTCCCTCTAATTTTCTTAAAATTTGCCAATGTTCCAGTTCCATCATTTCAGCAATTTCAAGTGTTGTTATCGTCTGTACATCATTTCCGAATCGGATTTTATCTTTAGTCGAAAGAGCAGTATATTCCATACCGTCCACCTCCTAAAATTTTTCTCCGATTCCACATTTCGCAGAACCGGATATAGTTATTTCGTGCGTGTTAGGAACATACCCTAACAGGAGTTACGCACTATATATTCAATCCATTTGGATGAATTTTCAAACAAAAAGACCACCAAAGACTGAATTTCTTCAATCTCTGGCGGTCACGAATCCGCACCTATTCCTCATAGGCTTGCAGGACGTCCTAAATTCTTTAGGTCTTGCCTGCGTGATTTTTAATTATTTTGTATTCTATACCATATGCCAAAATCTGTCAATCAAATTCCAACCTCTGCTGCATATTGGCATCGTCAATCTGTTCCTGCAAAAAATACGGCGTTTGATAAGCATTTATCACTTGCACTGCCTTATCACACTGGCTACGCTTGATACTCTTGTAAGACCGAACCCCAAAGTTGTATTTCAGATTAGCATACAGGTTGTTGTAAACCTTTTGGCGTAATCCACGATTGCTGTATGCGCTCGACTGTTTTCCTCCCATGATTGAAACGCCTTTCTTTCTGACAGCTTCCGTAATGCGGTCGGCTTCCACCGGAAGTATCGGTAAGTCCATCTTAAGACTTTCCAAATCCGCCTTGATTTCGTCGACCTCTGCTTTAAGCTCCGTGTGCCCCTGTGCAAGCAATGCAATCTTCCCGTCCGTGGTCTGCGGCATCGTATATGTACCAGTCTTGCGAATGGATGGGAGAACTTCGGATGTTACCCATTTCTTGAACTTCTTCGCACTTTCCAGTTTGCTACCAAAGATAAGTGAGTAAAGACCGCTTTCATTTATAACGGTTATATCCCTATTCTGACCCTGACTCACCATTTTGGTGAGTCGCTTATCCTCTTCGTCTACATGACGGTTAATATCTCTACTACCGTTTTGGTACCCCAGAATATCCGCTACGTCTTTTCCCACAAACCACGGCTCATTGTCAATAACTACTGTTCTAATATCTCCAAACTCTGGATTGTTAAAAATCTGAATATTGTTCATCAGCAAATCCCCCATTTCTGCTTAAATGAAATAATTGTGTTCAAAATAAACTGCAAAAATTTTTCGTCCTGTATGCTCTGGATTTCCGTTATCAGCTGTTCTTTCATCTTGCACCGCCTTTCTTTACAAGGCGGTAAATACCGTCGTGATCTATTACGTCCTCATCATTCAAATCTGCCATAAATATTACAACGCCGCGCAACAATTTTTCGTTATCACATTGGA